CCCCGCGCGGGTCGGCGATCTCCAAGGTCAGCTCGTCCGAGTCGATGCCGGCCTTGTCGGTGACCGAGAGCGTAACCAGGAACTCCCCGAGGCGCGCGCTGATGTCGGTGCCGTCGGCCGTGAGGGACCAGATCGGGCGCATGGATCAGTCCCACAGCCGGGTGGGTTGACGCACCGGCTCGGCGAGCTCCGGCAGGGTGACGCGCACCCCGGCCGGGTAGATCGGCCCGCGCTCGGCCAGGCCGACGTTGGCGGCGAGCACGGCCTCCACGGCGCCGCTCTGGCGCCCGTAATAGCGCCAGCAGATCCAGTCGAGCACATCGCCGTCGAGGGTGCGGTAGACGGTGCCGGACATGCTCAGATCCCCAGAATGCCGCGGATGGCGCCCACGACGGAGGTATCCGCGCGGATCGCCTCGGGGGCCTCTTCGCCGTAGTACGCCAGCCCGATGGAAAACTCCACCGACAGGGCCGAGCCGTCGGCCAGATGCCGGGTCTCGGTCTCCTCGAGGGTCTCGATCACCCAATAGCCCCAGAAGCGCCCGCGTCCGTCGACCAGGAGCAGCGGGTTGCCGGTGTCGGCATCGCGGCGCATGGCCTCGAGCTGCCAGGAGCCGGAGCGCCCGCCGAGACCGGGGACGCTCAAGCCGAGCCGAGTGAGTGCGCTGTTGGCGCTGGCAATGGTGCCGAGCGCACTGGTGAGCGCGGGCACGCGCGCGAGCAGGTTGGGCAGACCGAGCAGGCCCTTGTAATGCGGATGGATAACCCCGTCGAGCTGGATGGTCTGCTCCCCGGGCCCGACGAATTGGCGCACCGGATGCGCGCCGAGGCGCTCTTGCGCGGGCCAACGCCAGGCGGCGGAGCGGGTGAGGCTCTGGTAAGCCGCCGTGGAGAGCCCGAAGCGGTAGGAGCCGAGCGCCATCATGACCTCAAGCATCGTCGCGCCTCACATGTCGTCGGGTTGGTCGTAGAGGGCGCCGGCCAGGCGTCGGCCGACCTCGCGCCCGGCCTTGGAGACCTCCTCGCGCACCAGGGCGGCGAGCTGCTTGGGGTCGGCTCCGGAGGGGGCGGTAATGGAGACGCTGATGGGCATGGAGACCTCGCCGCGCCCTGCTCCGCGGCGCCCCGGAGCGGCTTGCGCGGCGGCGGCGATGCGTTGCGGTGCCGGCTCGGCGACGCGGGCGCGGGCGTCGCGCAGCCAGCCCAGGCGGCGCGCGTCGCGGGCCTGCGACTCGGGGTCGTCGGCCATCAGGGCACGCAGGCGCTCGGCCGGTTGCGCGCGTGCGGCGCCCGGTACGCGCTCCACGGCGGCTCTGGCGGGCGTCGCGACCGGCGCAACGGGCACGCGCTCCACCGTCGCCTGTGCCGGGGCCAACGCCAGCGGTGCGGCGACCAGGGGCACGGCGGCGAGCTTCCCGGCCAACGCACCCATGTCTTTGAGCAGTGCCGGGATGGTCTGCGTCATGCCGACCTGCAGCCCGGCGACCAGATTGGCGCCGATGTCGGCGAACACGCGCGAGGGCGACTGCACCTTGAGCGGGGATTTCAGCCAGCCCGGGATGACGTCGCCGAGACCGGAGACCCACGCCTTGAAGCCTTCCCACTTGGAGAGCCAGCCGTTCCACAGCCCCTGGACGATGTCCGAGCCGATCTGGAACATCTTGCCCGGCAGCGCCAGAAGCCCGGAGAGCAGCTCCCCGACCTTCAGGATCATGCCGGCGATGGCTTGGCCCCAGCGCCGGCCCATCGCCTCGGCCGCACCGCCGGTGTCGGCGACCGGACCGAGCAGCGCGACGAGCCTGTCCCACACCCATTGCAGGCCGTCGAGCACCGGCGCAATGACGGGCATCACCCCGCCGAAGGCGCCCGAGAAGGCGCCGGCGATCGGGGCGAGGCCGGCGACCAGGCCGGACCACAGCCCGGAGAAGAAGCCCTTGATGGGCTCCCAATATTTCACGACCAGCAGCGCGGCGCCCGCAATGGCGGCCACGGCCAGGCCGATCGGGTTGGCGAGGAGCGCGGCGCCGAGCATCCGCACGACAAACAGCACCTTGGCCACTCCGCCCTGCGTGAGCGCGAGTGCGAGCGTCATCCCGCGCAAACCGGCGGCCAACTTGGCCGGCGCGGCGGCGGCAAGGGCAAAGGCCGCCGGCAACGCGCGCAGGGGGACGAGCAGCAGGCGCCCGACCCCTAGCCCCTTGAGCGACCACGACAGCACGGCCAGCGCTCCGACGAGACCCGCCAGCGCGATAGCCACGCCCCCGCCGACGACCAGCAACGCACCGAGCGTGCCGACGACGGCCGCGATCGTGGCCGCCAGCTCCGGATTGCGATCGACCCAGCCCCCGACGGCAGTCACCAGGGCCTCGATCCGCGGCACGATCCGTTCGATCACAGGCAGCAAGGCGGTACCGATGCGCTCGCGCAGGGCCTGCGCCGCTTGAGCCGTGCGCGCGAGCCGCAACGCCGGATCGTCGTCGAGACGTTGCGCGAACATGCCGCCGATCAGGTCGACGGACGGCGCCGCGGCCGCCTCGCGGCGGATGCGCTCGAATTGCTCCCAGTTACGCATCAGCGACAGTAGGCCGGCGCGACCTTCCATGTCGCCGAAGATTTCGGCGACCTTGAACGCATCCCCGCCGGTGACGCGCTGAATCAAACCGATGAACTCATCGAAGACGTCCTTTCCTTTGGCCCGCCATCGCGCCATGGCGGCCGGCAGGTCGGTATCGAACTTCTTCTCCAGCGCATCCACGGTCGACGGGGCGAACATCTTCTCGAGCAAGTCGCCCATCTGGGTGGCGGCTTGGCCGGCCGACCCCGCCCCGGCGCGGACCACCTGGAGGGCCGCGGAGAGGGTACCGACCGCGTCGGCACCTTGGCCGATCTTGGCCATGCTGGCGGTGAGTTCGGGAAAATACTGCGCCATGTCGCGCACCTCGAACCCGCCCGCATTGGCCGCCGCGGCCATGCGATTGAAGGGGTCCGACAGGCGCGCCGGATCGATGTCGAGCTGGGCGATGACGGCGGACGCCGTGCTCTCCACGTCCGCAAGCTCGGCCTTGAGGGCGGCCGCGGCGCGGGCCGCCTCCGGCAGCGCCGCGGCCGACTGGTCGAAGCTCAGCCCTTTGGCGGTCATCGCGCCGAGCGACTCGACCAGGGCGACTTGCTCTTGTCCGAACTCGGCCGACAGGGCACGCAGCTGCGGGCGAATCGCCCCGACCTCGGCCGCCGTTTTGCCGGCGACGATCCCGACCTCGGTCAATCCGGACTGCACCTGCATGGCGAGCCCGACCGCCTCGTGCAGCGGGGCGACGAGTTGCGCCCCGGTGCGCGAGAGGGCATCGCCGACGAATGTCATGTTGGCCGTCATCGCCGTCGCGCGCTCGACATTGCGCGCCAGTCCGCGCAACGGGGCGCTCAGGCGGTCCACCAGTCCGACGATGACCGATACGTTCAGATCGGATGCCATGGGCTATACTCTCGGGATGCGCCTGCTAGCGATCATCGCCACTCTCCTTATCGCCTGGTCGGTCGGGGCATTTTTTGCGCCGGCCTCCATGGTGCTCGCCGTGGTGGTGGGCGTCGGCGTTGCGGCCGTGGGCCTGCTCGGCATCGGTACCGTCATGGTCATCCTCGGCGGCCCCGCGGCCAAGCCTGCCAAACGCTTCGGCGAATTTTAACGCCCGCCGCCCGCGTTAAAGCGCACCTTAACGCCCGCCGCCCGCCTCGAGCACCGCCTCCGCGCGGGCCTCCCAGTCCATCAGCTCGGCCAGCCCCATGCCGACCATCTCCCGCGGCGGCCAACCCCAGGCCGTGGCGATCACGGCCCAGGCGTCTTCAACGGACTCGGGGAGTCGTCCGACGGCGTGAAAAAACCCACGACCGCGCTCATCAGCGCCAGCGCATCGCGTCCCTTCAACTGCGCGAACTCCGGCGCCGTGAGCTCGCAGATGCGCGGGATCACCGCCGCATGGGCAGCCGGATCGAGCTGGAGAACATCGAGCAGCTTCACCCCGCGCAGCTCCCCGGCCGTGGGCTCGCGCAGGGTGATGGTGCGCCCGTCCGAGAGCACGACGACCGGATCCGCGCTTGCATTCAGTTCCATCGTGGCCATAGCGCCCCCTTACAGCCCGATCGCGCCGCGCAAGGCGGCCATCTGATCCGTCCCGCCGACCACGCGGATCATCCGCTCGGCATCGATCTCGATCACCGTCTGTCCGCCGACCTCCAGCTTGTAGGACCGGCAATTGACCGTGCACTCCATCTTCGCCTTGGCTCCCGCCTCCCAGGAGCCGCCGTTGAGCACGTGCATCTGCCCGCGCATGGTGACCTTGATCGGGGTCGCCTCCGCGCCGTCGTCGCCCATTGCCGCCCCGCGGAACACCAGCGGCACGCGCGAGCCGTCGACCAGGCCCCACAGCTTGAGCACGTCGGCGCTGTACTCGTAGAGGGTGAACTTGGCATCGATCGCCTCGACCAAGCCCATGTCGAGCTTGATCTTGCCGGACATGCCGCCGGCCGCGTACTCCTCCGTGACGACGCCGAGCTCGGGAAGCTCCACGTCGCATTTTCCCGCGTACCCCCTGCCGTCGATGAAGCAGGCATATGCCTTGAGTACCGATGGGATCGCCATGTCATAACTCCGCTGGTTGTGCGCAATGAGGCCCCGGCAGCGCTGCCGGGGAAAGGGACATCCGCCGTGCCGGCATAGCCGCGCCCGTCGACACTTCAATGAGGCCGCCGCGTCCATGCCGCGGAAAGCTGCGCGCAAGCATGATTATGCCGCCTGAGAGAAAATCTCGACGAGGTAGTCGTTGACCAGGTGGCTCCTGAAGGTGATGTGCTCGGCCGGAGTTGGGGGGGTCATATCAAAGTCGAAGAACACCTTGCCTTGGGCGATCTGGTCCGGGGTGTTGAGCTCCGCATCCGCCCAGCAGCGCCCGCCGAGGAGGGCGCCGATCTTCACGAGGTGGCTGAGGTAGTTGTTGACGCCCTCCACGACATCCTCGATGTAAGTCTTTGTAATATTCCTGTCGACGGCCCAGAGGTGCGCGCGCAGCAGGCTCTCGTGCACCATGTCCGCGGTGCGGCGCACCGAGAGGAAGGCCCACTTCGGATCCGCCGAGCAGGAGCGGTTGCCCCACAGCCTGTAGCCGTCCTTGCGGATGATGGTCGCCACCTCGTTCTCGTTGAGGTAGTTCGCCCGGCTCAAGGCGTCGCCGAGCTCGAAGTCCACCGCGCGGGCGGTGCCGACGATGCCGCTCATCTCCCGGTTTGACGGGCTCCACCAGAAGCCGCGCTCGTTGTCGGACTTGGCGATGATGCCGGCCACACGCGGCGATGCCGGGGCGATCGCCTCGGCGTTGGCGACGGTGTCCCAGACCTTCACCTGCGGGTCGACGATGTAGACACGATCCGAGCCGAAGTTGCCGCGATAAGTGATGGCGGCAGCATCCGTGCTGTTGGGGCCGTCGGCGACGATGACCGCGCGCAGGCGCTCGGCGATGCCGACCAGCTCCGACACGGCAGCTTGCTGATGCGTGAAGCCCGGGGCGATCAGGATCCGCGGCACCACGTGGCAGACCGATTCGGCATCCAGCAGCGCGTGCACCCCGGTGCGGTTGGCGCCGTTGCCGATGATGTTGGTCAGGGTGCCCTCGGGCGAGACCGCCTGCTCCACCC